CCCGGCCTTAATAGCCTCAATAATATCTGCTACTACGCTTCCCATTTGAGGATGTGGGAAAAACCTAATACTTATAAAAGGTTTCTGCTGCCTGGCTATCTCACTGGCAACAAATTTCATGCGACAATGCTGCCACATTTTCTCAACATATTTCATATCTTTGATTTGCTTCGGGGTTGAGTTATTTTCGTGAAAAGTAGCACCAACCAAAGCTATCTTAACACGTGCGGTGATCTGGATGTTTGAGGAGCGCTCAGCAGATCCTGATCAGTAAGTTTAACTTCACTGCTTTTAAGGAGAGAAAGCCTTATCTTCGATTTGATTGTCCGCATTTTTATTCTCAGAATGGGTAACCAGACTCTCCAGTTGTTGTGAGTTGGGAACAACGTGCTCACACACGCGGTTGAGTTTAATGTCCTCCCAAGACGTTACGGTACCTTAAAGGTACCATTCAGATTTTCCCGCACTCCTCATAAGGAGTTGTCTACGGGAAGTTCTAGATGGTACTAGTCCCATCTTATCTCTCAAACCTTCTATCATCTTCGGCGCCCAACAGTGATAAACAGCTTCTTCGTGCAACGCTAGTTCCTCCAATGAGTCATCAACATTGGACCTAACAGAATTGAAAACTGGCTGTTGTTTCCCTTCACCCAGTAGGGGGTCTCCAGGATTGTGTCCAACGACAAGGGGGCAACATGTCTTCCCAAAATTGGTTCGAAACGCCAACCCCTCTTAAGGAATGTGCAATCGTAAATATTTCTAACAGGATCGGTAGGAATTGTTTTATCTTCCTTAGTGTAAACCATTCCTAGTTTGTGATAATTAAGGGCTAAAAAGACATCATTGAATTCGCCAACTGCATCAGCTGACACAGTATAGACAATATCGTCCCCATACGCCACGACTCGGACGTGTTCCCTAAAATAGAGTATGGCAGTTGGGGTTTTGTACGCCATAGCCCACATTACTCTGGATTGAATGAGATTATAAATAGAATTCACCACAGCCGTTGGAACAACGCCACTAGGCATGTTTCCTAACCACTCCACAACCTCATTTTTGACAAAATGTCTCGATTGTATAAGTTCCAACCAAAGTGTCTTTCTAGCGAGAGACTCGCTGGCAGAGCCACCGTACCATAGATTGATGTATTTGACAATACGTTTTAAAATCTGAAAGCTCAATCTACCATCGAACCCAGAAAAGTCTCCGGCACCACATCGAAGTAGTGAAGTGGGATCCAGCTCAGCTAAATAATTAAGAACGCCTTCCCAATCTGTACTATATGGGTTAATTCCCACAGCAACTCCGTTTGTAGTATGATTCTTTCTCACCCACAACAAAAATGCGCCGAACAGTCTCCGAAATAAAATGGAGCCCTTCGTAGAGAGAGCCGAAAACATTCTAGTGGACGCAGACTCTATTTTATCAAGTGGTCTTAATTCATCCTTTAACTTATCAAGGTAGAGTACTAATACACGCTTTCCCAAAGATAAGTTGGCCATGTCTTCGTTCACCTCTTGAAGAAGCTGTTGCGCTCGTTCGTTCTCCAAGTCAAAATCGTCTTGCTTTCCAAAATACCAAGTTTTATTCTTTTGTTCAAGTTTGCCCCTAGGAGCACTCGCGAGTGGATAACCATTAGAGGACTGCCTGTTTATGCTACCAAAATCCGGATCGTCATCAAGTCCAACAATC